TTCTTAGGTTTACTATCACCCATAGAGGCCATAAGCTTTCGCATTTTATCTGATTTTTTCATTTTCTACTCCTATTATACTGCGTCAGCAATTTGTGTAGCTATAGCACTTGCAATACTAATTTGTGAATGAATACTTTCGCCAATTTTCTTACTTGCACAAGCGATAACTAAATACTCTTTTGCCTCTTTACTAAGTACTCTAAGTTTTGCTTGAGCAGCATTGAGAGCAGCATTACCTGCAAGTCCAAGTGCTTGGGCTTGTAAACATTCAACAATAAGGTCTAATTGCTCAGCAATTTCCTTACCATGTTTTCTGTTAGTCATAGATACGATTAAATACTCTTCAATTTCTTTTGATTCTTTTTCAGATGGAGTAATAACATCTAAAATAGCTTGAGCAGCGGCAGCATTGGCTGGTAATGTGTTAATAACTCTTGCAACTATTTCACTTGCAATTCTTTCATTTGCTAGAGCAACGCCTAAAACGTACTCTTCGTCTCGTGTAATCATTTTTTTCTCCTTCTAGAACGGTTAATTCCGTAACGCTTTCGCGTACTAGTTTGGTACGTTAAAGATTATTATTGTTGACTTTTTACATTTAAAGTGTAATTATTATAAATAATGGAGGTTTTTTATGTATAGACTAAAATTTAAACCTGAAACGGAGAGTTTTGAGATTCATTCATCCAAATATGGTGCCTTTTCAGGCCCTTTTCTCAAGATCTATCGTAAAGCTGTTGAGATGGGTGTAGAGCCACTTGAGATCAAGTATGCTTTAGAAGAGTTTGCTAAAAACGACCATAACGTGGCTGAGTTTGGTATATGGGGAAAGTTTATTTTCTCAAAATCTGAGTAAAATCAATAGTTTATAAAAAAATGCATTTTTTTGTATTTTTTGCTTGTAATTGTTACAAGATCATGCTATATTATATACATATAATATGCACGATGTTGCACGATGCTGGGAGGCAAAAATGGGTACAAGAAATCTAACAATAGTAAAAGTTGATGGCAAAACTAAAATTGCTCAATATGGTCAATGGGATGGATACCCTACAGGTCAAGGCTACACAATAGCTGACTTTATTCAAAATCACCTTGATCTTGATAAAATGAAAGAAAAAACTCGTGCTCTAAAGCGCATTACTAAAAAAGATCATAAAGATCGCTGGACTGAAGCTGGTGCCGATCCCAAGTCAAATCTAGTAAATTTTACCGTTTCCGACAAATTTGCAGACATGTATCCATTTTTATCAAGAGATACTGGTTCTAAAATACTAAGAATGGTCCAAGATGGCGTTTATACTTATGAAAAAAGCTTTAGCACTAAAAATGGTTTTGAGCGTAGAAATATCACTGTAGAAGGGGTTCTAGTAGACAGAGTCCAGACTGAAATGTCTTTTCTTAAAGATAAAGCATTCTGTGAATATGCCTATGAGGTCGATCTTGACAAGCAAAGTGTCAAAGTTTTTGTCGGTGGCAATGCTTTTAAGACAATTGATTTTGAAAATTTCACCAGAAAACGCATGGATGAGCTTGAGAAAGAGATCAGCCAGCATTTATATGGAGATGAGGAAGAAACTGCATAATATCGATAATAGTGCTTGCAATTATTACAAAAGCCTGTATAATAAGGGTATATCAATTAACAAGTTCATGGGAGGTTCATATGAGCGCAAAAAAAATACAAACAATAGACGTTACTACTCAAGCAGCTAAGAGATTAGCTGACATTCGAGATCAACTTAAGGTTCTTCAAGCTGAAGAAAAATCTATTAAACAAATGTTTATGGATTCTGGATTTTCAAGTTTTGATGCTGGAGATGTTCTGGTTTCAATTAGCGAAACTTCTAGAGAGTCTTTAGATAAACCATCTCTACTCAAAGAGCTTGGTGAAGATTTTCTTGATAATTTTACTAAAGTAACTAATTACTTAAGAGTAAGCGTTGTAAGAAAGTAATTAACTTTCCATCCAAGCTTGTAATACAGCATTATCTTGCAGATCAACATGTAGTTGGTCTGCAATTTCATTTGGATCTAAATAAAACCAAGCATCACATTCTTTGTCTGGGTCTTTAGAGCAATCTATCTCTTGCTCTCTGGCTACGGTAATCTTCATCACATAGATAACCATGTTGCCTCTTTTCGTGACCTTGACAATTTTCATTTCAAGGGCATCAAGACCTGCTTCTTCTTTAAGCTCTCTAGCAACACCTTCAAATGGGTCTTCTTTTACCTCTATGTGTCCACCAGGCATCGTGTATTTGCCGTTATCATTTCTGATACCTACAAGAACATTGTGATCATCGTCGCAAATAAGTGCAAACGCTACGCGATTAGAGGGTGATTTAGACATTAGAACGGCATATCCTTCATTTCTTTTTTAGTTTTTTTTCTTAAGGAATTCAAAAAATTTACAGCATCTTTTTTTGTTTCATGTCTTACTTCATCTCCATCTGGAGAATGTAAGTGGCTAGATACAATAGTCATAACTCCACCTTTAGATCTCGGAATTATTGATGATTGCCTATGAATGCCACCGTGTTCATGAATTCCAGTTTTGCCTGTGGTACCTACTTTATTGCCGTGTTCATTGTTTGAACCCTTACTCCAATTTTTAGCTGGCATATTAACAACATTATCTTTTTCACTTTTTTCTACCTTTTCTCTAACATGCGATTTTATATGATCGTGTAGATCTTCTGGAAATAGATTTTTAGCGTTGTTCCAATTATTATTGAAATGATCTTCCTTATCTTTAGGGTCTTTTATTTGATGTGATTCCCTTTGCTTTTTTATTTTATTAACAAGTAATTTTGCATTTTTTTTATGAGCATCTGCCATTACTGGTTTTTGTTTCATTAAGTCAGTTTGTAAATCTTCTACACGTTTTGTAGAAATAGACTTAGCAATTGTTTCAGCTTCTTCATCTGTTAAGTCGTATTCATTTTTAACAAAAGAAACTATACTTTCATGTTTAATAACTTTTCTTTTTAGTCCAGGGTCAATTGCTTGAGCTTTACTTTGCGCTGATTGCATTTCTTCCATTGGCGCTGCTTGCTCCATACCGTGAGATGCCCAAGCATTGTCAGGTAACGCTTCAGGTGTGCCACTTGCTCTTGGATCAAGACCTGCAGGTGCCGTAGCTCTTGCATTAATTTTTGCATTTACATCTGGGTTATCGTACCATCCATGTTCTGGATGAAAAAGAACTTGACCAGTCATAATTTGGTGTATGCGTTTTCTATTGTCTGGACTTAATAAACGAACTTGTCTAATAAGATCAACATGCTTATCTTCACCATCTCTAGTTTTACCGCGTTGAACTCTAGTTGCAATTTCACGATTAGGTTCTTCAACACCAGTACGTGGAGGTTCGCCTGCCTTAACAGGTACAGCAACTTCACTTGCAGGCAAGCCTAACATTCTACGAATTAATTGTTCTGCAGCCATAGGTTGTACTTCACCTTCTGAACGCTTTTGTTTCATATATCCGTATTTTTTTTGAACATCAGCATATTGCTTATCCATAAGTCTTTGACCATCTTCTAGTCCAACACCTTTTGGTAACAAGAAAATATGACTAAGCTCATGAACGGCTGCTTCTGGATTCCATTGTGATTCTAATTGACCAGATCTCCAGTCAGGTTTATCAACACCAACATCTGGATTTTCATCTCTTCGCTCACCAGTTTTCTCGTTAATTTTTCCACCTGATGGGTTGAGCTTTAAACCTAGAAATTTTTCAGAGAAGTCAGAGATAGATTGCATATGCTTATCTCTCATTGGAGATCCTTTAGCTGGTTGAGATCTTTTGCCAAAAACTTTTGCACGTTGCTCTCTTACGTTTTTAGATCCCTTCATCATATCAGCAAGCATTAACTCTTGTTTTTTGATTTGAACATAGGCCACAGTCTTAGCAATAGCAAGTATTTCATTCTCAGATCTGCTTGAAAGTCTTTCTTGTAAAAAAGACACAAGCTCTTCTTTCTTTTCAAAATTATTAAAAGCTTCGTTAGATACGATCTTAAGAGCTTCAGATTTTTTAATTTCATTATGAGGTAGAGTATGGCTTTCAAGTTTTGGATCTTCATGATGGTAGATTCTATCACTTCTATGATAAGCACCATTTCTGGAATTCTTTTCTCCAACTGGCACTACCCAATGAGATCTTGTGCCAGTTTTGGCCTCACCATGAACTACATATTTCTTACCAGAAGTGATTTTTCCACCACCAGGATTGCTTGCACCACCGTGTAATCTAACAGTGTCTCCACGTTTAAAAGGCATTCTGTCATCTTCAGATTTTTCCATCTTCTTTTTCTTATCTTTAGATTTTTTAAATCTATTAGATTTTGATGAAACATTTACTTGGTCGTTTTCAAAAGGTGTAGAAAGAGTTTTGCCTAAATCTTCAGACTGAAGTGCAGCACCGCCAGATAATGTAGATGGAGCACCCATACCAGAGCCAGCAGAAATTGATTTTCTAAAGTTAGACATAGACTTACCGATTTTGACAGTATCAGCATCAGCACTACCTGACTCTTTAGATTTAACACGAGCTTTTGCATCTTCTCTTTCATGTTGCGCTTGTATAACTGATCTATCAACTCTTTGGATATTTGATTTTCTTTCTTTTAATGATGGTTCTGGTTCTAAACGTGGCTTAGGATTTATAGCATCTGGAGCAAATAAAAATCTAGTTCTGTTTTTAGGAATATGAATATCAGTTGAACCTGGTGTTCTTCCAGAACCCATTGTTGTTTTGTCTTTGTTGGCTACAATTGTTTTGTCTCTATCAAATTCTTGCCCTGTGGACTGTCTTTCTCTTTGCATTCGTTTTGCAGTTTGATTAACAGCATGTCTTTGTTTCATTTGATTGAATTTATTTGAAATACGATTGAAGAATTCTTTTTTCTCTAGATCTTCAGCTTTATTTATGGCTAGTTTAGGTTTGTGTTGAAGAACTCGAAAACCTTTTCCTTCTAAATCTTTAATTTTACCGTGTATTCTTTGGATTTCACCTAGAGTAGCAGGCTTTGATGTAATTTGTTGATTACCTTCATGTATATGATAAAGATCTTCTTTAGGCTCAGTTTTATCTAACTTCTTTTTATATTCTTTAAGTTCTTTACGCTGCTTCTTAGCTTCTTTTTTGTCATCTTTATGACTTTTTGAATCTAACACATCAACCAATTCCTCATGTTCTTTGACAGCTTCTTTTGCAGTCATTGTAACTTTTTTCTTTTTACTTTTTACAATAACCTTGCCATAGTCTGGTTTTTCAGGTTTAGGTGTAGCATCTTTGATACCTCCAAAACCTTTATTGGGTTTAGATATATCGCCAATTTCATTAGTAATAGATGGTTTTGGCATTTCAGCCTTAATTGTAGCGCCCATGCCCATTTCGCCCCAATTAGTTTTTTCCATCGTTTCACAAGATGCAAAATGCTCTTCGCTTTTTCCCATAAGATCTTGAATCATACTGAATGTATTTTGATGCTCACCAAATTTCTTCATTTTTTGGGCATTTTCGATTTCTTCTGGTTTAAGCTCTTCAGCTTCACAGACTTTATTACATGGTGTAATAGTTATAGATATCTTTCTGGCTATGGATTTTAAGATTTCAGCACCTTTCTTTTCAAGGCGAGAACCTTCAATAGAGAAGTTGATTAGCCTTTTAGACTCTTTTTTGTCTTTATTTCGATTATCGTATTTAAGCATGGCTGCAACATCTTTGGCTGCCTGATGGCCATCTACATCGAATAATTCGCCTGCAACATATAGATAAGGCATTTTGATCTTATTCCAGAAATACTTATGACTTTCATTATCACAGTCAGATTCCTTCAAGATCTTTTTGGCGTGTGTAATTTTTCCAACAATTGCCGAGGCTTCTTTGCTTTGATGCTCAAAATTGAAAACACCATCTTTGGTCAAACTAGAAATATCAATACCATCAACCCTAATACGCTCGCCAGAACTGTCTAAATGCTCAGACGCTGCGATACCGTGGATGAATGTACCTTTTTCTTTTTGTTCTTCAGACATATGTGAAATTCCTTTTAACGCAGGCTATATATTAAAGATTATTACTCCAATTGTATTTCGATAAATATCTAAAAATACTCAGTTTTTTATTTTGATTTTTAAAGATTTTTCAATGTAAGTATTGGATATTATTTATTTTTATGTAAGAATAACAAGCTTTAAGCATGTGACAACACAAAAAGGTATTTTTTAAAAAACCTTTCTAACCCCTATCAAATAATTTGGAGGAAAACTATGGCTAAATCAACTGCAAAGTCTGAAGCTGTGGCTCGTGATCTTAAGGATCGCCTAGAACAACGAGGCTTTACCGTAGCTGAGTCAAAAACTAACGATGGCTGGGCTCGCCTTGTAATCGGTGCCGATGAAGCTTCTATCGAAATTGAAGCTGTTGACGCTGTGTCTAAGGACGTTTTCGGTAACGCTAACAAAGCTTTTGCACCCCATGAGTGTAGATTAGCTCTCATCAATGCACTATCTAAGTCTGATGCTGCTACAATCGAGCAAGAGCTTGCTAAAGCAGCTATTGACAAAACAATTCTTAAAGAAGGCGCTAATTTGGCTGCTGCTGAAGCTGCTCCTGGTACGGAGATTGTTTGGGATGTTCGCTGGCCTACAAAAGGTTCTTAATCTATTTAACTAATAAAGGAGTTTGCACATGAAATATTCTGAACAAGACATGGCTACCCTGATTAGTGAAGTAGAAGCTCAGTTCGCTGAACACCTTACTAAATCAGAAGCAACAAAAGAAGAAGAAATTCTTACAAAGTCTAAAAAGACTGATGTAAAAGTTTCTGCTAAAGCTGCTGATAACAGTGAGGAAATTCAGAAATCCGAAGAGACCGAAGAAATCGTAGCAGATTTCGACTATGACGAAGAAGATATTGATGAAATGGATAAAATGTACGCCTCAATGACTAAAAATGAAGCCGAAGCCCATTACGAATCAATTCAACGTGCTCTTGGCACTGAATCTTCTGAAGAAGTAGTTGAACCAAAGGCTGAAGAGCAAGTAATTGCCAAGTCTGAGGAAAAAGCTGAAACGAAGATCGAGGCCTCTGATGATAATACTGAGTCTGAACTTTTAAAGTCAGAATTAGATAATGTCAAAAAAGAAAAAGAAGATCTTAAAAAATCTCTTGAAAAACTGACCACTGCGTTTACTAAATTCGTTAAAGGCGATAGTTCTGCTCCAAAGCAAAAAGCTATTACTAGAATTGAGTATATTCAGAAGTCAGAAGATGAAGTCGTAATAGAAGATGAGAAAGCTGATGTTTCTAAACTTTCAAAATCTGAAATCTCTACTCGTTTAACTCAAAAGATTCGTGAAGGAAAGCTGGAAAAGACTGATAAACAAAAAATTGATCAGTACTATCTGGATGGCAATAACAATTTAGAAACAATTAAACATTTACTTGTATAATCCATATAGGAGGAATTAACAATGGTCGAACAACTTAATGATCTAATGAAGGCCCTAGAAGCAGGTAGTTATAATGCCGCTCCTGGCCAGCTTGCGCAAGGCGCTGCATTGCAGGTAGAAGATCTATCTCCTGTTATGGAGAATGTCACTTTTGATGACAGCCATATCAAGCTACAGAAAATGCTTAGCGTTAAAGATGCTAAGTCAACCCTAATCCAATTCAATCGTCAGCTAGACTACGGTATTTTTGGTGGATCTGCTCAATTTGAGGGCGGAATCGGTGAAGAGGACACTAGTAACTATGTACGTGCTATTGTGCCTATGAGCTACTACAGTACAACTCGTCGAGTTTCTGTTGCCGCTAATATGATTGGCGCTTTCGATGGCAAAAAAGCCGAAGATAGAGCCGCTAGTGATGCTGCGATGAAACTTGCTGCTGATATCGAATTCGATTCTTTTCGCGGTCAAGCTGACTACTCAAATGCTGGTGTATTTGATGGTAACCCTGCTGCTCAAGCAGAGATGCCTAGCATGCGCGGTGTAGACGCTCAAATTCGTGAGTCTGACTCTTTGTCAAACACACAAGATTTGATGTTTGCCGAGTATGGTTCAGATCAAACTGTAGTTGTAAGTGTTAACGGAACTCTTAGCCAAGCGGCTATTGAAGATGCTTCTGTTAAATCTGCTATGCAACATGGTTCTGCTGATAAACTAGTACTTGATCCGATCTCTCTTAGCGCATACAACAAAATTGCATTCGCTAAAGAAAGAATCATGCTAGCTGGATCTCCTCAAGAAGCTTCTGGTGCTAACTTAAGAACTCAGTGGACTTCGTCTGCTTTAGTTTCTCTTGAGCCAAGCCGTTTCTTGTCTGGAAAAACTCGTCCTGCTCGCTCTCGTGCTGGTAGCCCTGCTGCTCCTGCTACCTTAACTTCTGCTGCTGCTGCTGATGCTGCTTCAGTTCTTGAAGCTGGCGACTACACTTATAAAGCTACTGCAGCTAATGAGCGTGGTGAGTCTGTAGAAAAAGTAGATGACGGTGGTGCTCAAACTATCGTTGCTGGTGAAAAAGCCACTTTAACAATTGCTGCTGTTTCCGGTGCCAAGTACTTCAACGTATATCGTTCTGAAGCTGGTGGAGATGCTGCAAGTGCCAAATTTATTGGCCGAGTTAAAGCTAACGGTGCTGGTGCAACTACTTTTGAAGATCTTGGTAATCGTGCTCCTGGTTCTGTAACCGGATACTTACTTCAAGCTTCTACAATGGGTATGCATCAATTGTCTCCTTATAGCAGATTAAAACTTGCTGTAAGTGACTTGTCACTACCTGAAGCCCATTTTCGCTTCCTTTGCTTAGCTGCTTATCAGCCTCGCAAAAACGTGTTAATGGAAAACATTGATGGCCAATTAGCCTAATTTATAATAGTCACAGCCTTTAATAGGTTTTAAAAGGGTCAGCTTTTTTAGCTGGCCCTTTCTTTTTGTGGTATATCTTATCTAGAGGTATATAATGTCTTCAAAAATGATGAAAAAAATTGTAGGTTGGTCCCAAAAAAGAACAAATTACACTTATACCAACAAGCTTCCGCATTTTTCCAATAAGAGATATGGTCCCTATCATGAAAAATTACAAAAGAAACAATACCGATATAGCTTTGACTATGCATCTTCTTTAGATAAAAAAGATAATTTAATTGAAGTTGGGATCAATAAAGAGTACTACTATATAGATGACTATGTTAATCTAGATGGCTATAAGGATGGAAACTAATGAGCGACACCGGAAAGTTTACCGTTAAAAAAGTTACAAAATTAGCAGACCTGGTTAGCGGTAAAGAAACCGAAATACCTGAGTCAGATGTTACCATTCAAAACAATGAAGCTATTGTACAATTTTCATACGAAGAAGCTGAAAAAGAAGAAGGCTTATTCCTAATAAAACCTGGAAGTTTCTTAATTGAAGATGGTAATTTTGGAACTTCTCTTAAAAAGTTTAAATTGAGAGAGTATGAGCTTTTAGAAGAAGTAGACAACACCTCTATTATCCTTAATGAAGGTAATAAGTTTTTCAGCAAACTTGAAGTTTACAAAAAGATCCAAAGAGAGCCTAAAAGAGCAGTTCTTTTGTGCTCACCTCCTGGTGTTGGAAAAACTGCAGCTATCAATGAAGTTTGTAATAAATACCTAAAAGAAGACAAAGGCACTTGTGTTGTAGTTTGGGATACCTCTGATGTTGCATCAAGTGCTGTTAATAAGTTTTTCCTTAGAAAAAGCACTTTTAGTAAAGGTGTTACAAGACTTATCTTAATTATGGAAGATATTGGTGGCGGTTCTGTAGAAGAGTATTATGGCACACGCGGTGCCGATTCATCGTTACTTAATTTACTAGACGGTGTTGGAAATCCTTTTAAGAAAATACCTACCTTTATTGTTGCTACAACTAATAATCCAGAAACAAGTGTCGGTGCATTGATCGATAGACCTGGACGTTTCGATAAAGTTATAGAACTTAGCACACCTAATGAAAAAGAGTCTATTGCCTTGCTTAAATTTATTGCTCGTAGAACTTTAACAAAAGATGAAGAAGAAGCTGCAAGATTGGCATCTGAAAAGGGCTTTTCTATTGCACATTTACAAGAAATTGTAGTTAGATCTATGCTTGACGACTCTTCTTTCTTGGAAGTTGTTCAAGAGCTATCTAAACATAAAGAAAGGTTTAAAGAAAGTTTTCAAGAAACTAAAAAGATGGGCCTTGGCATATAGAAATGAAGATCGTTACTATATCGGACATACATGGAAAACACCATGCCTTGGAGAAAGAAGGAAAGCTTTTTCCAGGTGATATGATTATCTGTGCTGGTGATGTTTCTAGAACTGGCAGTAATGCTGATACTAGAGAATTCATAGAGTGGTTTGCCAATCTTGACTATAAATATAAAATCTTAATCGCAGGAAACCATGACTGGGATTTAGAAAAAAACCCAAAAGAACACAAAGAACTATGCGAAAATCTTGAAATTCACTATCTTGATGATTCAGGAATAGAAATAGAAGGTATAAAGATTTGGGGATCTCCTGTTCAGCCAAAATTTAATAACTGGGCATTTAACAGATTTCGCGGTGATGATATTAAAAAGCATTGGGATTTAATACCTGATAATATTGATATACTTATTACACATGGTCCACCAGGAGAGATTCTAGATCAAGTTCACCACTATGCATCTCCAAACTTAGGTCAGCATGTTGGGTGTTATGACTTATATAAAAAAATATGCGAATTAGATATAAAACTACACATATTTGGACATGTACACGAAGGTCGCGGTGTAAAAGTTAAAGATCTTGGAAAAGGTCCGGTTACTTTTGTAAATACTTCAGTCTTAGATATGTACTATAACTTAATAAAAGAAAATGCTCCATGCTTTCATTGGGATCTTGTGGTAGATGGTCTAAGTAATGGTAATGATTATTTTTAATTGTGGTATATATCTAGTGAGATCAAAGGAGAGCTAATGGCTACCAAGAAAGTAAAGACACCTGCAAAAATGTTCACTAGTGATATAGGTAACCTAGAGCAAGTTATTGTACGTACTATGACAAAGATCGATAGAATTGTAGGTTCTTCATTAGGTCCAGGTGGAAGAAACGTGATTATTGAGTCAGACCTTCCAGGTATACCAAATAAAAATACTAAAGATGGTGTCACCATTTTCAGATCTTTAGGATCTGCAAACGCATATGAACATTTAATTATTGAACAAACTAGAGATGCGGCCATTCAGACCGTAAACGAAGCTGGTGATGGAACAACCACTGCCACTATTATATCAGCAGCACTTATCAGAAATATTTTTGAATTCTGTAAGCAAAACAAGAAATATAGCCCACAGAAAATTACTCGTGTTATCCAAAAAATCCTTAATACAGATATTATTCCTGCTATTAGAAAGTCTGCTATAAAAATTACAAATAAAAATAAGCACTTGTTAGAGAAAGTTGCAACTATTTCTGCCAATGGTGACAAAGACATGGCTAAGACAGTTATAGAAGCTTTTGATCAAGTTGGTTACGGAAGTTCTTCTCACGTTACAATTCAAGAATTGACTGGTCCTTCTGGATATAAGGTTGAACTTGTAGAGGGTTTTCCGATTAACAAAGGCTATGAAGAGTCTATTGGTAAATTCCATGCAAACTTTATCAATGATCAGGGTCATCAAAGATGTTTATTAAGTAAACCACTTTTTATCTTATTTGATGGAACCGTAAGTGATGTGGTTCAAATTCAAGATATTCTACAGAATATTGGCGAAGCCTATGTAAGCGGAAACTCAGATTTTGCAAACGTAGTTATTGTGGCTCATAAATTTAACGATCAAGTGCTTACCAATTTAGCCCTTAATTTTAACAATCCTAATACTATTAATGTGGTGCCACTTACAACACCTATGAGCCCTATGATTAACGGTCAGTTACATTTCTTAATGGATCTTTCAGCCTTTACTGGAGCCAAGGTTTTTGATATGAATAACCCTCTGTCTGAAGCTACAGAAGAAGATCTAGGTCAAAATATGGATAAGATTGAGATCTATAGGTTTAGAACAACTATTGTTGGTGATTCAGACGCAACAAATATTGAAGTTAGAGCTTCTGAGCTTGAAACCTTAAGAGAGCAGTCTGAGTCTAAAATTGAAAAAATGTTGATAGAAGAAAGGCTTGGTAAACTTACAAAGGGTATTGCTAAGCTGCAAATATTTGGTTCTTCCTCTGGTGAGCTTAAGGAAAAAGCAGATCGAGCAGAAGATGCTGTATGTGCCGTAAGAGCAGCTATTACTGATGGGTGTTTGCCTGGTGGTGGAAGAATGCTTATTAATATTGCATTACTTCTTCAAGAGAAATATTCAGATAGCGGCATTGTAAGGGATATTCTAGTACCTTCTTTGTTTCAACCATTCTTTAGACTATTAGAAAACTCAGGTTATGTTGACGAAGAAGTAGTAGAAATTTTAGAGAAAATGATTTCTAATAAAAATTTATCTTATGATATTGAAAATGAAAAATTTGGTGACGCAAAAAAGCTAGGTTTGTTAGACGCTGCGAAAGCAGTTGAACAGGCCATTAAAAATGCCGTTTCTATATCATCTGTTATGGGTACCCTTGGAGGTATTGTTGCTTTTCCTAGAGACAATGAACTAGAGAATATGGAATATAAAGACAGTGCCAACTTTCAAAGAACTTTAGATAATGCAGACAGGCTTGGTGACGAAGTCAATGAGCGATACTAATGTTAACAGAACAACTTAAAAACCTACCTCCTGAAGAGCTTGATGCTCTCAAAAGAGAGTTAATACTAAGACCTCTTGAAAGTAAAGAAGAGCTAAGAGCGTGGATTTACCTGTTCTTTGATATCCTATTTCCAATGGGTACAGTATATCCAGATTCTACTCATGGACCTATCGATGCAATGTGGGTGATCTATAACTTAATGAAAACAGGTGAAAGCTCTGAATGCCCACAAGTTGCAATGCTATCAAGTCGAGATTCATATAAAACTCTAAATGCTGCAGCACTAGAAGTGTTGTGCATGATTCATTTTAAAATTCCAATAGCTCACATGGCAGCCATTAAAGCTCAATCTGCAAAGGCCATTCAGTATATTAACGGTTTCTTTCGTAAGATAAAGCCTTTCTTGGAATACCATGGCTGGACTAAAAAGTCAGATAGTAAAACATATATTGATTGGATTACTCCAGAGGGTGATACCGTGTGGCTTAACATTGTAACAGCCACTATTGCTGGAGCAAACTCAGAGCACGTTCCAATGTTGTTTATCGATGAGGTTGATGTTGTTCAAGATCCTCGTGCTTTAAGAGAAGCAAAGATGATTCCATCTATGTGGGGAAAATTCTTTCCACTTACTATATACTTATCTACTCGTAAGTTTGCTGGTGGACTGATGGAAAAAACTCTAGATGAAACCATTAGCTCTGGCGGTAAAATTCTAAGATGGAACATTATTGATGTTACTGAAAGAATTTCTAAAGAAGAAGCAAAGGCTGATTTACCCAAAGTTACAAGATATGTGACAAGAGAGCTTCCAATGCAAACTTTAATGCCAGAAGATTGGAAAGAATTACCAGTTGAAACTCAGGTTAAGTATGAAAAAATAGAAGCCTACCAAGGTATAGCAGATCATCCAATGTTACCTATTATGAAAAACTATTTAGTTGATAGACCTCAAGAAGACATTGGTGATTTATACAAACCTTTAGTGGCTGTTCATAACAACTTTAAACAAACTCCATCGGATATGGGTGAAGCACAATTACTTTGTAACAAGCCATCATCTAGCGGTTTAGTCTATCCAAGATTTGATAAAAATTTAAATATACTCAGCGTAAGAGAAGCTATTAATAAGATAACTGGAAATAAAGGTGATATTGATAACTTTGAATATCTTAAAGAATATATCAAAGGCCTTGGAATACCTATTATTGGTGGTGCCGATTGGGGATTTACCGACTTAACAGTAATGGTAGTTTTAGGTATGTTGCCAGGTGGAGAAGTTCTTCACTTAGACACCATGGCTTTAGCAGAATTAGAAATTGACGATATTGTAAAATATGGAAAAGAATTACAAGATGACTGGGGAGTACAAAGATGGTATGTAGACCAAGCCTATCCAGCATACATTAAGACCTTAAGAAGAAAGGCTAATTGGAAATGCCCTAAGTTTACAAAAGTAGTGGCAGACGGTATTGCTGGTGTTCAGTCTAAAATTGTCAATTCTAGTAATGTAAGAAAATATTATATTATAGACACTCCTAATAACAAACAAGTAGCCGATGCTTTTGGCACCTATAGATGGGCTCTTGATGGCAAAGGCGAGCCAATTGAAGGAAAACCAGAGCATGGTGACGATGGTACGGCTGATATAATGGATGCCATCAGATATCCAGCCCAGAATATCTTCCTTAAAGGCGCTAAAATTATCACGGCAGTTGCTGGTAACAATACTGAAAAAATTGCAAAACCCACAATAGAACAGACTAAGAAAATGGCTGAAACTCTCAATGAAAGAGCTATGAAGGGTAAAATATCCGAAGCTGCTACAAAAGATGGTATATCAGGTATAAAGAAGAAGGGCAGGATATTTTGGGGATAATGTCGAAAGAAAAGCCGATAAACCCAAAGTTTGTCGAAAAACACAATCTTAGTACTAAGACTTCATACTCTTTTGGAGAAAAACATGAGTAAATTAAACCTGCTTGTCCACATTAACGGCTACGAAGATGAAAATTGTACAAATAATCCGAGTAGAAACAACTTTAAATGGAATCGTGATACCCAAGGAGTAGACATAGAAGAGCCTTCTTCTAAGTCCATATCTCTGGCCCCAGGCCAAACCCATAGTCTGTTCTCAGGCGCTGTAGTGACCTCTGACGATGGTACAACCACATGGGATATAGCTTTAAAAGCTGGTACCACTAATACTTATAGAATTTCATTGAATTCTGGCACAGCACCAGAATTCAGAACGGCCAGAACTACTGGTGCCGATGCTACTACTGCTGTAACAGTTACAAAAAATGCTAAAGTTTTAACCTTTACTTCAACCGCTGGTACCGCTCTAGACCTTATTGCTGGAGGCGCTATTGTTGGCGATATAGTAAGAATTGGCAGTAGCTTTAATGCTGTTAATCAAGGCAAATATACAATCATCGCTCTTAGTGCAACTAGCCTTAGTATAGAAAATGAGTCAGGTCAAGCTGAAGGTCCAATTGTACTTGGAGCTAGCTTTGAAGATGAGCTTAGTGTTCACTCTCAAAACGGTGTTCAAATTGGTGACAAGGTAGATATCGTAGATGGCTTTAGTCCAGTTAGTAGAAACACTTACGAGATTACAGATGCTACGCCTGAATATATTGAATTTTTTAGCTTAGATTCATTGCCTGCTGAGACTGCAATTTCAAACAGTCCAGCCGCTCTCTTTATTTATAGAGATGCCAAGCAATTTATCTATGTTGAAACAAATCAAAAGATTTTATTGAAACTTGATAATGGAACAATTACAAAAACCATAGAGCCTTTAACCGCTGGTACTACTAAAAAACCTGGAATGTTTTTAGCCACTGGTACAGTTAAATCGGCAGAAATAGAAAATACTTCTCAGTCTTTTGCTAGTATTTTCTATGTAACGGCAGAGTAATTATATGAGCGACGAAAAGAAAAAACCAAAACCAATGATGAGCAGTTCTTCTCCTCAAGATAAACAGGATGAGAATAATGAAGCTTTATTAAAGGCTACAGGTAATGAGATGAACACAGACTTGATGAAAAGTCTGATCAGCCATGCATCTGGTAGTGTAAAAAAAGGTAAGGGCATTCCTAGACTTGCCTTTGCTGAAGATCCTAATAATTATGATAACTATGCTGGTATTTATAAACTTAAGCGTGGATTAATTCCCGATGCAATCATCAAGCAAATTAGAGTACAAAACTTCTTAGTTGCTGGTATTTTACGCGCTCGTGGTAATGCCCTATCGATGATGGGCCACATTCGTAGAGATCGATTCGATATCGGTATTGACGTTGAAATTAAGCCTGAATTTAAAGATCACATTCAACCAGAACAAATGGTTAAAATTCAAGAAAGAATCGATAACTTTTTAAAACAATTGATTAATTGTGGACACACAGATGGTTTACAAGATCATGATAAAATGACCTTGCCTGAATTTTTCGATATTCAAGTTCGTAATGGACTTAGTTTTGGTAGATTTTCTACAGAAGTTATTTATGAAGAAGATAGTGAAGGAAAGCCTACAGATAAATTTCATAGATTTAGACCTGTTGATGCTGGTACAATTTATCGTTCTGTTAGAAAAGGTGAAGCTGCAGAAAATATACGAAGAAGCTCACTAAAAGCACTACAATATATAACAGGTGTTAATATTGATGAAAATAGGCTTGAACAAGGAGAATATGCTTGGGTTCAGGTTATTAACGGAATGCCTAAACAAGCTTTTACCTCTAAAGAAATGAATGTTTATAACCTATATCCGTCTTCAGATGTTGAGCACAATGGATACCCTGTTACTCCTTTAGATACTGCTATGACTTCAGTTACGACTCATATGTCTATTGAAGTTTATAATAAGCTTTACTTTCAAAATGGTAGGGCTGCTCGCGGTATTTTAGTTATTCAATCAGATGAAATTGATCAAAGCGTTATAGAAGATATGAAGCAACAGTTTAATGCTTCTATTAACAACGTAACAAATTCATTCAGAACACCTATCTTTGGTGTTGCTAAAGATGATAATGTTAACTGGGTTTCTACTCAGCCTACAAGAAAAGATGGTGAGTTTCAGTTTCTATTCGACCAAACTACTAGAAATATCCTATCTGCTTTTAATATGTCTCCAGACGAATTGCCTGGTTTTACTCATCTTTCTAGAGGTACAAACCAACAAGCCATGTCTGAAGCCAGCAATGAGTGGAAACTTACTGCAGCGCGTGATACAGGTATTCGACCATTAATTTTAAAAGTTCAAGATTTCTTAAATGAAAAACTCTTTCCAATTATAGATAAAGAACTAGCACAGCTTTGTAATATTCAACTTGCTGGTTTCGATGCAGAAACAAAACAACAAGAGTCTGTTCGTTTACAGCAAGATATGCCAATTCATTATGATTTTGATGCGGTTATGGAAGAAGTCGATAAAGAACAAGTTGGCGCTCATATGGGTGGAAAAGTTCCATTCAATGAAAAATATCGTTTAGCTATTGATGCCTATGGGGATGTTAATAAGCTATATGAATTCTTTATGGATTCACCTGCTGGTATCGTAGATCCAGTTTTAAAATATAAAAGAGATGCGTTTTGGTTTCAATATATGCAAATGTTAATGGAAGCAAATCCAGCAGCGGCACAGGCGTATTTCGCCACTAGATCTGACGCAATGGATACGTTGAAACTATATGTACAAGATTTTCTAGATGAAGACGAAGGTTAAGGAGTTACAAGATGGCTGCCGATTATAAACAGAAATATGTAGAGCTTAGAACTAAATTTGTAGAGGCAACAGATGTCTCCTTTAGGCTTGGTTACGAGCAAGGTATGAAGGATGCTATGATGCAACAGGCTCAACAACAAGTCGAGCAAGCCGAGCAAGAGCGTCAAATGCAAGAACAGGCAATGATGCAAGGTGGAGAACCTGGTCAAGAAGGAATGCCTCCTGAAGAGCAGGCTATGCAAGCTGAAGATGGCATGCCAATGGAAGAAGACATGACACCAGAAGAAGGTGCTGCTGCTGGTGGTTCTGAATTAGATCAAAATATTGAAGAGCTACAAGGTTTAGTTGCTAAAGGTGAAAAACCTTCCGTACTTGATATGAGAAAAGCTGTTGAGGCCCTTGCAGATCTTCGCAAATCCCAAAGAGCAAAATTAAGTCAAAAAACAAAAGCCGATGTTTCCTCTCAAAAGAAATTAGTTACTGGTCTTTTAAAAAAATGGGAAGATGAAAGCAAAGAAACTTCTAGTGATCTAGAAGAGATTTTAAAGCAGCACGATGTACAAGTAGAGGAGTAAAATGAAAGGCCTGACTCAAAATGGCGTTAGGTCAATAGAGGACTTGGTTAAAAAACAATTTAACCTTTTATCTCTTCGTTTTCTAGGCATTATACCTACCCCACTCAAAGACAAATCAATTATTTTTAAAACTACTAGAAACAATCTAGTTTCTCTGTTCTTGCAAGCCCTGCAGTCTAGAAGCCCCAATGCATTAGAAGAAAGAAGTTTAAAAACCATGCTTCGATTAGCTAATGGATATATGGATGCTCTTCGTGATCGAACAGCTACAAGAGTTGCGCATGATGTCGATGCATATGTCAAAAATCAAAGCATGAAAAAACAACCTCTCTCAATGAAAAAAGTTAACTCTATTGTTAGCAAAGAAATGGGTAAGGCTGGTAATCATGTAAGGCTTATTGCCAATGCCGAATCTCAAAAAGCAATTAATACTGGTACAGCACTTCAAATATCTAAGGTTGGAAAAAGTCGTGGCGAAGATGACCCTATAGTTTTCTTTATCGTAACCGTTGATGACGTTACTGGCCCAGAAGAATTCGTACTTCATTTATTGCCAGATAGAAAAACCCCAAGAGTCTGGAGGCTATCTGAAATAGGTGCTGAATATCATAAAAAAGGCGATGCAAATCCTAAATTGCCTGGGCTTCATCCAAATTGTCGATGTAAGTTAACTTATATGGCTAAAGGCTTTGGATTTGATGAATCTGGCCGTGTCAAATATATTGATAAAAATCATGATGAGTTTGAAGCTCAGCGAAAAGAATACGGCCTACCTCGATAACCTTTATGGGAGTTTTTTGTGAAAATTGAACCAGGCAGCTATACAGATCAGAAGATTAAGCACAAACAGAACTATGACAAGATGATTGATGGTGGCTGGGTAATCAAAGCATTCCCTGGCGAATTTGATTCAGGTAAGTTTGGCATGATAAAGTGCAGCTTCAGATACTGGACTAGAAAGAACAAGAAAACAGGTGAGTTGGATAAAATACCGTTCTTTGGGTTTATCTAAATTTACTTCAATCTAATTTCAACGTGCGGTCCATCAAAAAAGCTATGCTCTTTAATATTACCATCACCATCCCAATCAACACCTAATCGAAGTCTGTGGGTAATTTCTCCACGCTCAAGCATTGCATCGGCAAGACCCTTTAGATAACCTTGTAAGAAAACAAAACGCTCACGATCAGCCCAGTCAATCGGATAAAGAGCGCAATCAACCGCATGAGAGTTGCCTTCGCCTTGATCAAGATGCATTGAATTCATAGTTTTTGACTTGCCTGTTCGTACAAGCTCTTCTTGACGCTCTTTAGATCTAAGGCCTTCAAGGATAGTTATATCGTAATGTTTAATAGCTTCCTTTAGTATTTTTTGCAAATCAGGATGACAGCTATTTAACCTATCTAGGGATTTTTGACTGTACTTAAACATAAGATCTCCTTTCCCTAAAGATTGCTTTTGTGGTACTATTAACTTATGAATGTAGAAATACTAAGCCCAACACTTGCTAGGGTAAAATTTACAAACACAACTGAACTTGATGTTGTCAAAAAACATCTCACTTATAGAAACACTAGCATTTCATTTCAAATAAAAAAGCATAAAGGCAATCGATGGTGGAAACAAAGAGATCCAGACGGTTGGGATTATAGGCTTAGTGTATTGGAGCGCGATCTCTATACTTGCATGCTTGAACAAAATGGCGATGACTATTACATTAAACCAGGCTCAATTCCTTGGGTTAAAAATTCTACTAATGTATATATTACTAATAATATTAAATATCCAACATTAAAGCCAATACCTTGGAAGAAAAAGCCAGAGTTTGATCCATACCCTTATCAGTCAGACTCTGTAACAAAGCTCATAGACGTTAAACATGGAAATGTAAGTTTGCCAACAGGTTGTGGAAAAAGCTTTATCCTGTTAATGCTCGCTAGAACTATGGGTTTAAATACCGTTATTGTAACGCCTAGTAAGTCAATTTTTAACGAGTTACTTAAAGAGTTTCAATTAAGACTTGGTAAAAATATGGTTGGTGGCTATGGAGATGGCAAGAAAGATTTCAGTAAAAAAATTACAATAGCTATTGGTAAATCCTTAACAATGCTCAAGGAAGGCACTGAAGCCTACGAAGCCTTTATAAGCAAAGAAGCTATGTTTGTTGATGAATCACACACCTTTGCCGCTAGTCAGCTTAAGAAAGTTTGTCACGATGTTTTGAAAGATGTTCCGTATAGAATGTTTGTTTCAGCTACTCAGACTAGAGGCGATGGCACTGAAAAACTTCTTAATTCAATTATTGGTGAGACTGTCCTTGAAATGGGTTTAAAAGAAGCTATTGATAATGGTTTTCTATGCCCATTGCATTTTAATGTTATACCTACCTTCTCACCTTCAACTCGTGATAAGAGAGACCCAATAGAATGTAAAAGAGAGCATTTACTCTATAATGATCAAGTTGCAGATATAGCTGCAAAAATTGCAAACGCCTCTGCCACTCATAAGCAAGAGTCTACCCTTATATTGGTAGAAGAGCTTAGGCAAATAGAGGCCCTGTGTAAGCGTCTAACGGTACCGTATGCTTATGTACACTCAGGCTCTAAAGCTGACGCTGCAGTGTGGAACCTAACGACTGTGAAACTACAAGAGCAAGTGGATGCTTTTAATGAAGGTAAGGTAAAAGTTCTAATTGGAACCAAGGCCATTGCAACTGGTACAAATATTTATCCGACTCATAATACAATCAACTGGGTTGGAGGTTCTTCTGAAATTGTAACGAAACAAGGTACCATGGGTAGATCTACTCGAAAGCTTGAAATATCTAAATTTAAAGACTTGCATGTGCCAAAACCTTTCGCTCGAATATTTGATTTTCGCATTCATGGTCAACCCTTTTTAGAGAAACAATTACAAAAAAGATTGGCCTACTACAAGGAAGCTGGCGGAGACATAGCTTTCTTGTAAGTTATGGTATATGTACTGTATGAGTAAAAAGCGCAGATATTCTGACAGAAATTTTCAAGAGCTTGCTGCACAGGTAAATCAGGCCATCATAGAGAATGATGGTTTAATTGGTGATCAAAAAGAACAAGTCGAACTATTATTCCAATTAGAACAGAAGTTCAAATACAATATACAAAAATATCAACAAACAGTCAAGATTTATAAAATATTCATTGAATTTATTACAGAAGAAAATGGAAACATTTTAAGTGCCAGACCTTACTTTAGAGAACACGGTACTGTTTTTAACAGAGAAATCTCTAACCTTATAAGAACTGGTGATGCCGAAGCTCTTATGAAGTATGATATAAACTTTCAGCTTATGAAATTTATTGTTAAAAATTGGAAAGGCAAGGTACCCGATATACCTAGACGGTATTATGAAGATTTTCTAGAAGCTAGACGAATCTTAATTGAAAACAACCTACCATTAGCCATCAATAGAGCTAAACTGTTCTACCGAAAAACCCCACGATCACATTTAACTTTACTAGATCTAATTGACATATGTACATATGGCTTAGTTAGTGGTATTGATAAATTTTGTGGCACCTACACAAAAGTGTGGAGGTCGGTTTGCATAGGTAGAATGGTCGGATATATGATTGAAGAATATTCAAAGACTTTTATCCGAATGTACCCATCTGACAAAAAAATCCTATATCGTGCAAATGCCTTGAGATATCGTCTTAAAATTGAAAACATTGTAGAACTTACAAAGGCAGTTAATGAATCTTTTGAGAAGGATAAATTAGAGGGAAAAAGAGCACCTAAGCTACCTATTAGAGAAGTTCATATTCGTACTTTACTTAATGGTTCTAGCTATATATCTGCTGATAGTAAATCTTCCACAGAGGAAGGCGAAGAAGGTGTTTCTATATATGACTACACCGCTGACAGTCAAGAAAATGCTGAAGAAGCCTTGATCAAATTTGACTTGCTTGGTAAGATATTAGTTGCCGCTAAAGATCTTAGCATTATTGAGAAAAAAATCATTAGACTAAAAGGAGTCAATGTATGATATCAGCTAATAGCAAGCTATTGCTTGAACCCTATAAGGGCGATGGTGCTGTGAAAGCTACTGTTAACAAGGGCTTTGCCACTACGAAACAGAAAAGTACTTTAGTAGGATTAAAGGCAGTTATCAAAGGTGCGGTGTATAGCAGAACTGGTGATGTAATTGCAGTACTTAATATAGGCGATCTTGCTTTTTTTAAAGAAGAAGATTTACATACTCAAGCATGGGCAAAAACTATTTTTAATTGTGAAGCTGTTGAAGTGCCTTTTATTATTGCAGAGTCTAGCTCAGTTGTTATGGTGAAACATGCTAGTAGTTGATTCAAAAAAATTAAACAACTATAATGATCAAGCTAGAGTGATTTCTAATCAATCACCAGATGAGCAAACGAAAGTTGCTGCTCTTCTTATTCATGGAAAGACTGGTGCAGTTCTTAGTTCTGGCTATAACGGCTTTGTACGTGGAGGTCCAGACCATATACTTCCAAAAACAAGACCTGAAAAATATGATTATGTAATACATGCAGAAACTAATTTACTTTTTAACTGTGCAAGACACGGTATTTCAACTGACGAGTGTTTTGTATATTGTACACTAAGTCCTTGCGTTAATTGCTTAAGAGCACTTTACCAATCGGGTATATCTGTAGTATACTTTAAAGATGCATATAGAGATTTTGATAAGAATATTAAAATGTTGGACTTACACCTTATGATTGAAGAGATCGGTAATTTTTATGGAGTCCACATAAAACCAAGGCAGATATGAAGATATTGCGTGTAGGCGACCCACATATTACTGTTAGAAATATTAAAGAAGCTGAGAAGCTAATTGAATTTATATATGATGTCGCCTGGAAAAATCAAGTTAAGCGTGTTGAATTTATGGGAGATCTATTCCATACCCACGCCGTAGTGCGCGTTGAAGTTTTAGACTTTTGGAAAACTACCTTTGAGAAATTTAAAGAATCCAACATCCCTGTTGTAGCCTTAGTAGGCAATCATGATCAACCAGGCTCTAAAGAAAAAGAACAAGAAATGAATTCACTTCAAGTATTCAAAGGCTTGGCAACTATTGTCGATGAACCAATGATGATAGATAATATTGGTTACGTTCCATATATGAGCGATTATGATTTACTAATAGAGCGTTGTACTTGGTTAGACCAACAAGGTGCTAGAAAATTATTAATTGCTCACCAAACTTTTGCTGGTGCTCAATATGAAAATGGTTTCTATGCTCCAGACGGTTTGGACCCAAAATTTATATGCCAAGAAGCCATCATTAGTGGCCACATCCACAAGTCTCAGCAAGTTGGTAAGTGTTTTTATACTGGCACTGCAAAATGGGATACTATGTCAGATGCCAATGAAGAAAAAGGTATTTGGTTGTTTAACCATGCAGATGATGGTTCGGTTATCTCTAAAGAGTTTATTTCTACTAAAGAAGTTGTTTCGCCTATTTACAAATTTGTAATTCTTGAAGGAGAGGCAGAACCTGAACTTCAAAAAGGTGCTAGAAACTATGTTGAGCTTCAAGGTAAGTCAGCATGGATTAAAACGATGAAAAAGAAATACAAGGGTATTGCGCAAATTAAAGCCAAGCCTATAGATCGAAAAATGACTAGACTTGACAAAGATCAAGTCGGTAATATTTTTGAATACTTAAAAGGTAGTTTTGACCCAGTAGACGGTATTAAGAAAGAAGATATTAATTCATACTTAAAAGAAGTGATGAGGCTGTAATGGATGGCGATACTACACAAAATATAGTTGATGAACATAGAAAAATGATCGTACTTACAGGTAATGTGTCTGAGTTTCAAATAGAGAACTTGCAAAAATGGCCCTACTTGGTATTTGGTGAAGATCTAGAGAAAGTTTCTATCGAATATAACTTTGTACAAGGTGAAGGTGAAGAAGGCGATCTTTACGCTGGTTCTGTGAGTTTTGACTTTACCTTTAGTACAGAGCCAAAGCTAGTCGAACATTCTTTAAATTTATTAAAACATTGGACCCAATATCTTTTTTGGGAAGATACTGTAGTTAAATTTAGTCGAGAAGGAAAAACATGGCCAAAGAAATTGAAGTAAAAACCATGCCACAAGATATGTCTGCTGATGAAATAGCAGAGCTTGGCATCTTTATGGATAATGGATTTCCTGGTCTAGCAAAGACTAAGGAGTCTGATATATTCCAATGGTTTGAACTTTATATGGCTGGTAGAACTTATTCTGAAATTGCGATTGCTACTAGAAAGAAAAAAGAATACATACTCTTTATGTCTCATAAGCAAAATTGGTTTGATAAAAAAATGGCTCATTACGATGGCTTGATGGCTAATATGAGTGATAAACTACAACAGACTAAACTCGAAAGCCTAAACACAATAAGTACTATCGTTTCCGCATTGGGTAAATTCTATGGAGAAAAATTTACAAAATATTTAACAACAAAAGATGCCGATATCATCAGAGATATGGATACGAAAATGCTGTCTCAATATTATAAATCTGTTGACTCACTAGACAAACTGTTGGGCAATGCCGCTCAAGGTGATTCAGATAGATCAAATGCACCGCTTGTTAATTTCAACTTAAGTGCTGGAACAACTATCTCTCAAATAGATAATAAGACTCTAGAGATTACTGATGGTACGGCTGGAGATCTGCTTAGATTATTAGCTGATGCAAAAAAAGCCAAATCGGATGGTGATCAATGAAAAAACTATTGTTGATTTTACTATTGCCGATCTGTGCCTATGCTCAAAGCCAAAACGATAGAGCTATAGGTAAGCTTTCAGAAGCCCTACCCAAAGTACCTGCTGTTAAAGATAAAATAAAATCTGTAGAAAGAAAGCTCATCAATGCTATTGAAGAAAATACATTTCTAGATAGAGATTCTGCTGGTTTTATTATAAGCTCTGCTGTTATAGCTAGCCAGGGTAAGATTAGCACGAAACCCATTAAAAACATGAAGTTACAAGTTTTTAGCGGAGAAGTAAGACCTGATATTGAATATGATTTTAAAGATGGAGACACCAAAACTACTATAAATAGTTCATGGGATTTCTAAAACGTGGTATATCTATATGTATTTAAAAAATCTTAGGAGAAAAAAAGAATGAAAAAAATACTAATCATACTAATCGGTATAGTAATGTCTATAGCCGTACAAGCAAAAACATTAACCTTAACTTCAGACAATACTATTGTTCTGGATCAGCCAGTTACAAGTGAATCTGTTGGTAGCGTGATGCAGCAAGCAAAGGCATTAGACGCTAAGCTTCAAAGTGGATATCCAATCTATTTATTTTTATATACACCTGGTGGTTCAATCCAAGCTGGTATTGAGTTAGTTGAATTTCTAAATGGTCTTAATAGACCTGTTGAAACAATTACACTCTTTGCAGCCTCTATGGGTTTTCAGATTGCTCAACATATGGGCAAACGCCATATAGTTAAATATGGTGTTCTGATGTCACATAAAGCTCGTGGTTCTTTCAGAGGAGACTTCGGTGGTTCTATTTCACAAATCGATACTCGTTATGGATTGTGGCTTCGTCGAGTTAAAATGATGGACGAGCAAACGGTATTGAGAACAAAGGGAAAACAAACTCTTAAGACTTATACTGACGCTTATAGTCCAGAACTTTGGTTAAACGGCTCAGAGGCTGTTAAGGAAGGTTACGCTGATTCTGTAGTTACGATTAAATGTGATCCATCTCTTGACAAGGTTAAAGAAAGTGTTGAAGACGGTGGTTTCTTTCAAATTAAAGTAACAAAGTCCACTTGTCCTATTCAAACTGGTGTTATAGATGTTTCTGCTGAACTTATTACAAACCAAGGTACAGTAAAACTTACAGACTTTTTGCAAAAAAACGGTCAGTTTGGTGGCTGTATTAAAACTGTAAAAAAAGAAGTTTCGCCTAAATACTACTCTCCATACACTTATGACGTTGACGAAGAGATCGAAGAAGTAGTTGAGTCAACGCTTTGTGCTAAAGATCCAACATTAAGTCTTAAGACCATTCAAGATGAAATGAAAAAAGTTAAGGCTGATTATTCAAAAGACCCAAAGGATAATGTCGTTTATTCTTACTAATTTAGTAATTACATTTAAATTTCAAAAGGCCCTATACTAAGGGCCTTTTTTATGGTACTATTTAACTTGCGAGGTATATATGCCATTAATTAGATTTGAATGTAATAATCCTGACTGTGATAATAATATCACAAAACTATATAATGAAATAAAAGAGATTCCTCCATTCTTAGACTGTGGTCAGTGTGGTACTGGAAAGCTAGAAAGATCGCTTGCCGCTCCTGCTACTAAAAGTACACAGTTTATTGATAACGGAAATCAATCTAGGCGAGTAGAGGTTGATAATGAAGTTGTTGAAAAAGAACGCAAAAGACTTTATACGGAAGACTGATGATTGAACTTAAGACATTAACTTTTCAAAATATTCGTCGCTTTGTTGATGAGCAAGTAGTGGTCTTCAGTGGAAGAGACAAGCTTATTCAAGTAGACGGTAAAAACCAAAATACCGGAGGCTCCTCTGGTGCTGGTAAAAGTACCGTATTCTTAGCCTTAGACTATTTACTAGGCATTAGCGATATCCCATCTACAATTTTACAATCAAGACTTACCAAAGAATCACTGGCTGTTTCTGGTGAATTTACAATTGATGATCAACCACTTAATATAAGTAGATCTAAGAAAGATGGCCTTACTATATCTTTTGGTGGAGAGACTACTTCAGGCAACGTAAAGCTGGCAGAAGAGAAGCTCGATGAAATTATAGGCATCCCACGATCAGTCTTTAAGAAAATGATTCATAAGAAACAAAAAGAAGGTGGTTTCTTCATAGATATGACTGGTAAGCAGACTTATGAATTTCTTACTACAGTCTTAGGTCTAGATAAATACACAGACTCCATAGAAGAGATTGGTTTTAAAGTTAAAGAAGATATTCAAACAATTGGTGATATAAGAGTTAAGCTTGAAATTGAACAAGATAATATTAGAAATTTTGAAAGAATGCTCGATGACAAAGAAAGGCCTAAAAAAACAGTAAGTCAAAAAGATCTTGATATTATAGGCAAGCAAATCACGGATTTAAAAAATCAAAAAAACATCCTTGAGGCAGAGTGTACTCAAAAACTAAGTATACTCATCGCACCTGAATTAAACCCATCTCCATGGGATAGCAGTGAGTTTGTAAAAATACAAACAGAAATCGCTTTATCTGAAAAGAAAAAGATTGAAGTAGAGTCTGCCAAAAAGCTTATCGATCAAGAGTTGGGTGAGTTTCCATTGTTAAAGCAAAGAGCCGCAAGCCACGGCCAAAAAATATCTGAACTTAAAACTAATAAAGCAGAAATCGAAAAATCTATTTGCCCTACCTGTGAACAAAACTGGGTTGGAGAAACGGCAAAGGCTAAGGTCGAATCTATTAATGCCGATATCGACAGACTTACAGGTGAGGCTCTAGATGTAAAGCAAAAACTAGACACCAAGGATGAAGTGATAAGAAAAGCTGCTAGACTTCAGCAAATATTTGTAGAAGCTAGTAACCTATATGAAAATTTAAACAAAAACCTTTTGATGGAAAAAGATAGAGAAAATACTCACAACATGTCGGAGCGATCTAAGTATTCAGATACCATGAAAGAATTTCACAGACAAGAGTCTGAGATCAAAAACATGTATACAGATAGAATAGCTTCTCTTACTGGCGTTTTACAAAGACTTCAGATAGACTTTAGTACTAAACAAAAAGAACTAGAGCTATATCTTGAAAACTCTAAGAACTACGACACAGAAATAAAATCCTTAGCAGATCTTATTTTAAATAAAAAACAAATCATTGATTCACTTTTGTCTGAACGAGAGGCTTTAGCTAAAAAGACTTTAGTAGCAGAAGAGTGTAAAAGACTTATCAAGTCATACACTTTGCAAACATTTCAAGAAACTCTAGATTTAATTGGAGATATGGCTACAGAGATATTGTCTGGAATACCCAACATGGCAAGTTCTACAATTTACTTTGAAGGATGTAAAGAAAACAAAGACGGTAGCATTAAAGATGAGGTTACTGGTATAATCAATATGGATGGTGAAGATATACCAATTAAATCACTGTCTGGTGGAGAACGCACTGCCATTGACTTAGCTGTCGATTTAGCAGTCATAGATGTGATTGAAACCAAAGCAGGAAAAGGTGCTAACTTTTATATTATTGATGAGCCTTTTGATGGGTTAGACGCAGTTTGTAGAGAGAATTGTTTAGAGATCTTAAAGCAGATTGATACCAATAAAAAGATCATTATGGTCGATCACAGTACGGAATTGAAAGAAATGATATCTGATATAATAACCGTGGTTAGAGAAGGTGAAACAAGCATGGTTATGTCGTAATATGGTATATTAAACAATAAAGGAGAACAATAATGAATAGTGAAAAGAAAGAAATAATTAAGGCAAAGACTACAAAGGAATTCCCTGAGTTCATAGATATGCTTAATGGATCAGATCGTAACTCTCTTGAAAAAAACCTAAGTATTTATGCCAAGCACCGTGAAGAGACTGAACTTGCTAAAGCTGAAGATGAAGGTTTAGCAACAGCTAAAGAGACTGCTAAAGAATTAGCGGCTCCTTATAGAGATGCTTTGAAGGCTCTTAAACTTAAACTAGCTTATATTAATATTTT